GCATTGAGCTTGAAAGAGCCTAGACGAGTACAACAACAAACAAATTCACAACCTAGTAACTTCTGGGCGCAATAATTATGGAATTTAACTATGGATATATATGACAGAAACCATTGATGAATATTTTGATGATATTATAAGAAACTGTGAGCAAGAGTTGATTAAGAAGCAACTTAAAGATTATGCTAATAACCGTATTGCTGATTGCCACTATGCGGTAAAATTAGGACTATTTGAAAAGCGTATTTTGCCAAGTCAAAAAGTATGGGATAATAAAAAGACAAAATATAATTTCTTTTATAGCCGTGTGGGTGAAAAAATAGATTTGAAATATGTAATATCGCCCCATTCTATGGTTCCGTGCTATACTACTAATTTTATGGATTGCCTAGAACTGGCTATTACATCAGGGATGACGACACTTGCTGTTGGTAAAGAGAAAGAACTGATAACGCAAATTCTTGATTTTATAGATAATAACCAATAGGGTATATATGATGAAAGAAGTTACAAGTAAGGAATTCAAAGAAGCTTGCTCTAAAGCAAAGGGATTATTCCAGTTTAATTCAGATTTTAAAGAACATAAAAACTATCTTGGTTCTTCACAAGGTATAGATTATTTTGAGAAAAAATAGGATATAATGGAATACGATATTGAAGACACCGCAGAAGTAAAAGGCGGTGAATTCAGCTTGTCTGATGCAAAGTCAATGTATGAGGATTACAAGACCTATTGGTTTGACATATATCGTGAGGCAAAAATTGATTTGCTCATGGCAGTTGGTGATAAGGCTACTCACTGGGGTAATGGCTGGGATAGCAACTATAAACTCCCTGCAACAGCAGTTGTAGTTAATGAGTTGCCACAATTCATACACCAAGTTTGCAATGACATTCGGCAAAACACGCCAAGCATCAAAGCTATTCCCGATTATGACAGTGATGAGGAAACCGCTGAGATTTATAGCGAGTTAATCCGCGCGATTGAATATAAATCTTGTGCTGATGAAATCTATGACACTTCGGCAGAATATCAGGTTACCTCAAGTATTGGCTTTATTCGGGTTGACCATAACTATTGTGATGAAGAAGGTGATTATCAAGAACTAACCCTTCATAGAGTTACTGACCCTTTTGTTGTATTTTTAGACCCTGCGTCTATTGAGTGTGACGGAAGGGATGCAATGGGTGCGGTTAGGCTTGAAGAAATAAGTAAGAAGGATTTTAAGCTTCTTTATCCTGATAAACAGCCAACTTGCTTTATTGACGCGCATGATAGCGAAAAGAAAAAGACAATAACTATTGCTGAATTCTATATAAAAGAATGGACTGATGAACGCAGGAAGAAAGCAGTAGTAAGGCGTTATAAATTCAGCGGTGACCAATTACTAGATGAAACAACTTTCCCTTCTCAGTATATTCCAATTATCCCTGTATATGGCGCAGAAACATGGATTGATGGAAAGAGATATTTACAGTCTCTTATTCGCCAAGCTCGCGATCCTCAACGCAGATTAAATCATTGGGCTAGTAAAGAAAGCCAGATACTTTCAATGGCTCCGATTGCCCCAGTAATGGCGCAAGTTGGTGTTTTAGTTAACGACCGCAATCAATGGCAAAATCCCGGTTCTGAGATGGTGTTGGAATATAACGCGCAGGATATTGATGGAAATCCTGCATCTCCACCACAAAGATTAGCTCCTCCTCCTATTCCGACTGGTATTATTAATGCCATGCAGGGGGCGAAGGAAAATATTAAAGAAGCAATGGGGCTTTATAATGCTTCTATCGGCAATCGCTCTAATGAAACATCGGGCGTGGCTATTAATGCCCGCAAGGTTGAAGGTGATGTTGCCACATTCCACTTTTCAGATAATCTTCGTAGATCAATTACACAAGTGGGTCGTATTTTAGTTGATGCCATCCCAAATATTTACGATACTCCTCGTGTATTGCAGATTATAACGGAAGAGCAAAATCCTAAGCTAGTTGGTGTGAATGGTGCAGAAATGCAAGAAGGGCAAGAGCGTCCTTTTGATTTAACTCGTGGAAAGCATCATGTTAGGGTAACAACAGGTGCTTCTTATACTACTAAACGCCAAGAAAGCGCACAATTCCTTGCTGATATATTCAAGCAAGACCCCGAATTAATGGCGATTGGTGGCGATTTGCTATTCAAGAATTTAGATTTACCTGGGGCAGATGTTCTAGCTGAACGCTTCAAAAAGACAATAGACCCTAAATTATTGGATGAAGGCAAGCAAGACCCGCAAGTTCAGCAAATGCAAATGGCAATGCAGCAAATGCAAGCGCAATTACAACAGGCTTTGCAAGCTCTTGAAAGCAAGCATGGTGAAGAAGCTATTAAGCAAGCTGAATTACAAGTTAAGCAAGGTGAGCTACAGCTTAAAGAGGCTGAGCTTAAAGTTAAGATTATGGAGCTTCAAAAACCAACTGAAGATAAAGGATTAGAAGCTAACCAGCAATTATTTGAACAGCAAATTAAAGAGCGAGAAATAGCCTTAAAAGAAGCTGAATTCCAATTAAAAGTTACACAGGCTTTACAGGCAAATGCCGTACAAGAAAGCCAATTACAGAATATGCAGCCACTTGGTCAAGAAACCGCTGGCGCATTACAAAATCAGGAAGCCATGCAATTTGCAGGTTGAGCTGATACTCCGCTAACAAAAGGTTAAAAAATGTCTGACATTGATACAATGATTGCGGAGGCATTCGTGCCATCTGCTGACGCACAGCCACAAGCTGATGCACCTGCTGAAACTTCTAACGAAGTAGAGGTACAACAAGAGCCAGATACGGAAGAAAATACAGAAACATCAGACGCAAATAGCGATGATGATAATGTTATTTTTCCAAAGAAGGCGATAAATGCTTTATCCCGCAAAGATAAGCAGATTGGTAAATTACGCGCTCAACTTGAGCAATACAAAGCTATGCAAATGCAAGCTCAACCGCAACAAGCAGAGCAAAAAACGCTGAATAAGCCATCTAATGATGGAGAGCCTAATATAGCTGATTTTGATAATCACATTGATTATATGAGAGCGGTTAATAAATATGATGCTCAGAAATTATTAGAAGAAAGAGAAAGCAAGCAAACGCAGGCTTCTCAAACTCAACAAGAGCAACAATGGTTAAATCAACGAATTAATGAAGTAGATAAGCAGTCAGAGGAATTCGCTAAAGAATATCCTCAAATTACTGCTATTGCTCAAGAACACGCTGAAACTATTCAATCGTTGCCACAAGAAATTAAACTAGCACTCTTAAAAGCAGAAAACCCGCCACTGGCATTATTAAATCTTGCTACAAGTGGAGTGCTTGATGAACTTGGCGATATGTCCCTAGAGGATGCAAGAGTGGAGATAAAGCTCGCACTAAAGCAACAGCCTATAAAACCTCAATCTAAAGCACCAAAACCAATGGCTTCGGCTAGAGGTTCAGTAGTGACTAAATCATTTGAGAATATGTCGCCTGAAGAACTGGTGAAAAAATTCAAACCAACTTAATATAAAGGAATAGTCTCATGGCTAATAATTTTAATACAGTAAAATCTACTGGTGGTATAGTAACCAAAATTGCAGCAAAAATGCTTGCTGATGAACTACAATTCGGCAAGAGCATTGCTCGTGCCGATGAAAGTGATTTTGATGGTGTAAATGGGTATGGTGCAGGGGATACTATTTATATCTCTAAGCAAGCTCGTTTTATCCCTCAAAATAACTTTGATATTACTTCTACTCAACAAGACATTGTTGAAGAAAAAGTTCCACTTACTTTGGATATTATTTCTACTGTTGGTGTTAATATTTCTTCTTTGCAATTTGCATCTGAAGTTCAGATTAAAAATCTTGTTAAGCGTGTTGTTCAACCTGCGGTTTCTTCTATTGCTCAGGATGTTGAAAGGCAAATGCTAGTTAAAGCTAAAAATGCTGTATATAATACTGTTGGTACAGCTGGATCAACTACTTTTGATGTTAACACTATCCTATCAGCTAAAGAGAAAATAAGCAAATATTTAGCACCAAAAGATGGCAATCGTTTCTTATTACTAGATAGCACTTCTGGTCGCTTAGCAGTTGATTCTCGCAAAGGCTTATTCCAATCTGCAAGTGAAATTGGTAAACAATATGAAGAGGGCTTTGTTGGTAAAGCAGATGGCTTCTCATGGTTTGAAAATGAGCTTGTTCCTACTCACACCCGTGGCACTGCTACTGGTGCGCTTACTGTTACGACTACTGTTTCCGTTGAGGGTCAAGCTACTATTAATTTAACTGGTACTGGTGCGCAAACATTAGTTGCTGGTGATACCTTTACCATTGCTGGTGTATTTGCGGTTCATCCAATTACCAAACAGCCATATCCGTTCTTGCAATCATTTGTTGTAACTGCAGCAAATACAGCTTCAGGTGGTGCTTATACCAATGTCGCTATTTCTCCAGCGTTATATACCTCTGCTTCGAAAGGGTTGCAAAACATTAGCGCGTTCCCAACTTCAACCTCAGTTGTAACCTTGACTGGTTCTGCGTCAACTACTTATACCAATAACCTAGCATTTCATAAAAATGCTTTCCGTATGGTGTCAGTGCCGCTTATAATGCCAAATGCAGTTGAATTTGCAGAGCAATCAACAGTTGACGGGA